ACCTTGCGACCGCCGATGTCTTTTACCTGATCGGGAAATTTCTTCTCGATGTCCTGAGCCATAGGACCGACCACCTTCGGATACGACTTTGGATCGCCCTTGTACCTGTACGCGTACAGGGCGAGGCCCGTCTCCTTGTCCTTGCCCATCTTGGTGATGTCGGTCTTCATGCCCTCGTCGGACGCCCCGAACAGCGGCAGCAAGCTCGCCAGACCAGTTCCGGCTGAACCAAGCCCACCGAGGAACGACAGAAACGAATTGCCGCCGCCAGACGTAGACTGCGTCGTCGTCCCGACACCCGGCACGGCAGACGTAGCACCGATGCGCAAGTTGAGCATATCAATCGGGTAGTTCCGCTCGGCTTGGTATCTCTGATACGCGTCGTTGAGTAGCGCCTGCTGCTGCGCCTGCTGCGACTTGCCGATGTTCTCCAGAGCCGCAGCGTCAGCGTATAGTGCGCGTTGACCGGCACCGGCAATGTCGGACAACTGACCGCCAGCCCGAAGCCGAAGCTCCTGCCCTTGGAGTGCGCGGTTCATGTCGGACTGCATCAAGCCAGCCGCCGTGTCGTAACCCTGAGAGCGTATCTTCGCGCTGAGATCGCCTGCCGAACGCGCAGTCTCGACGTTCGACAGTGCTTCAGCGATACCCTGACGAGAACCGCCGAACGCACCGGCTGTGCGTGCGCTTTGTGCGATGCCCTGCTGCGCCTTGAGCCGCTGCGCTTCCAGACCGCCAAGAGCGTTTGCCTCGACGTTCTGGAGGTACGGGTTCATGTACGCCCCGATATCGCCCCCCGTGAACGTGCCGGGTTGGTATCCCGCGACCGAAGCCGTAGTACCCAGAGCTGCACCGTACGCCGGTTGATATGCGCCGACGTTCTCGCGTGTCATGTTGTACGACGCGATCTGGTCTGGCGACAGACCGGCAGTGGTTTGGCCACCGTACTGCTCGAACGGTCGCTTGGCGATTGCGTCCGCGATTGCGATGTTCTCCCGCGTCGGCTGCTCCAGCCACTTCGGGAGTTCCTGCCTCGACGTCGTCACTTGCGGACTGCCACCACCCATGTCTCTTACTCCATCTCAAACGTCATGACGGTCTGCACCGTCTTCCAACCAGCCGCCTGAAGCGGCTTAACCAATCCGTGTCTCACATACGCCCGACCGTAGTCGCACCCGTGTCTCTTTGCCAGATCGAGCAGCTCAGGCCGCAGAGCCATGACGCTGTCGAGATCACCGGCACACAGAAACACGTCGATGACGCGCCTCCGTGGATATTCGCCAATCTGGGTGACGATGACGGCACCGTCGTTCCAGATCGCCTGCATCGTCCCCTCACGCAGACACTGGATTACGTCATCCAGATCGTGCGTCGATCCGCTCCTAGCTAGGCCGCGCTCCATAAGCGCGATGATTTTATCTTCACCTAATACCAAGCGGCACCGCCGTTGACGTCAGCACCCCGGCGTTGCTCACTGTGATCCGGTAAACCGAGCCATCCGCTGACTGCAACATGATACCACCAACTGCCTGCGTAGGCGAGATGGCCTCGCCCATGGCCTGCTTGATGCTCTCGAACGCTGACGCCATATTGGAGGCGTTGTACTTTTCCGGTGGCGTGGGAATGTTAAACTTCATCGTCTGCCTCTTGGCGTCAGGTCTATGCGGATGTCGCCGACAGACCACGGTGCGTCCTCGGTTGCTTCTACCCGATATCGCACTTCTCTTCCAGTGACGCGGATGTCGGTGTAGCCGCTTGATCGTGGCGTGTACGGCCCAGCCGTAGTCTCTGCGGCTTCAGGTGTCGTGGAGGCGAAAAACGTCAGCTCGGTCGATGCGTAGCCGTAGCCGGAATCCGTTATCGCCTGCTTCACCGTCATCAGCGTCTCGCCGTTCGCCAAGTTCAGCGATCCCGTCTCGGCGTAGCGGTATCCGATCAGAGGCGCGCCTGCGGCAGTCCAGCCGTTTTCGTGGAAGTACAGGTAATTGTCACCGTCTGACGCTATCGGGTATGGGTAGATGCCCGACGGAGACGCAGCCGTGCGCGTCATCGCTCCAAGCCCCCACCACCCCTCCATATAGTTGTAGCAGACGTATTGATCGGGGATCGAGTTGCCGGTGGACGGATACCAGAACCACACCTCGTTGAACGTGCCGTTCTCCGACCCGTGCGTGTAGAGCAGCCGGGCGGCTGGGTCCATGTCCTGCAAAACGTAGTTGCCGACGTCGGACGGGAGAGGTTTGACGTAGCCGCCGTCGAATATCCAGAAGCCGTTTGTCGACATCCAGATGCAGCGCCCTGAGAATGTCGCGAACGCCTTGGGCGCAATCAAGCCGCAGCCGAAGCCGATCCGCTCAAAGCCGTAGATGTACGGCAGGCCGATATACTTCATCAGCCAGACTTCCTCATCGGTGAAGATCAGCGTTCCCTCGCGCACCGGCGCAGCCATGACGATCTTCGACTGCGTGTCGAGGTCAATGAACCCGGCTGTCGTCGTCGCAGACGAAAAGTTCCACTCCGTGTAGTCCTCCTGACCGCTCCAGCCGACGCGGCGCGATTCACCGTCGCAACCAAAGCAGACGGCAAACCGTTCAGGCGTGACGATGACGCCGCGATTATTTGTCGGTACAGCTGGGTTTGTTGAAGTCCCGCCAGATGATGTCGCGTCAGCCGTGACGTGCGCGTATGTGAAAGTCGTTGCCGTCGCCGTTGTGGTGACGACATACGTCCCATCAAATGCGCTGTTGGTTACACCGGCGATGATGACGCTGTCCCCGACGTGCAGATCGTGGTCCTGCGTGGTCGTGATTGTCGTGACGTTTGTCGCGCTAACAGCCGTCGAGATTGTGGCTACGCCAACTTGCTTGGCTACCGCTTCGCCATACTCCCAGTGCAGCAGCCGACCGTCAGACGACGCTACAGCTAGAGCTTCCTCGCCCCAGTTGTCGATGGTCCATGAGAATGACGGAATGAAAAACGGATCGACCGGTCTGCGATCTGCGACCGGTAGAGATGCGGTGCCGCCAGATGAGGATGTGTTGCCACCCGTATTGGCATATGTGAATGTCGTCGTCGTCGGGACAGACGTGATCGTGAACGTGCCGTCGAAACTAGCCGCGGAAACGCCAGCGATTAATACGCTCATGCCGACGGGGTACGAGTGCGCCTCGGCTGTCGTTATCGTGGCGACGTTGGAGGTTCTCACTGCTACCGTTATGACGTGCGAGGCGTAGTCCAGTCCGTAGAGCAGCTCACCGTAGTCGCTTGCCCCATACCCACCGTACAGCGAATTCTCTGGACCGATGTACGACGCCGGGGTGATGTTGACGTATGTCGAACTCTCTAGCGTGTACAGGTCGTCGTTGCAGCCAACTAGCGACAGCTTCAGGCCGTCGTTCGTCGCCCACGAAAAGATCGTCCGTATCTGACTATCGAGAGGTGTCGAGTTGATCCGCTGCCAGCCGCCGACCGGCAGCAACTTGTTGCTCTGCCACCTGACGAGGTTGGAATCCCAATAGCGTCCCTTGGCCTGCAACGGTGTCGCTGGCTTGATTACTCCGGGCGGGACGGGTATCGGGACAAGCGGCATTATGCAACCCCTGATCGAGCGAGTTCTGATGCCGCTACTTGTACCTCATTTACGCGTCGGGTCCAACCCTTGCCGAACGTGTCGAACGTCGATAGGCGCTGGAGGAAGTCGAGGCGTGCGTTTGAGATTAGCTTGACGACGTGGTCTGCCGGGTGCTGGGCTACGGCTGCGAGCGTACCCTTGCCGATCATACCGTCAGCGGTCGCCCCAACGGCCTCCTGCAACATCTTGGACGCACGGCCAACGCCTGAGTTCACCGCGAGATCGTATACGGCATAGTCGACGCCGTCAGGCAGATCGTCGCCCTTGATCTTGTCCCAATACTGCCGCTTGTAGAACGGCTTGACGATCTCCGGTGTCAGAGCACGCATCTCGGCCTCATCGACCGGCTTCTCGACGTAGGCTTCCCATGCCTTCTTCGTTACGCCTAAATTTGTCATGCCTCCGGGGTCTTTGGGGTGATTCACGAATTTCCCCTCATGCTTCAACACTGCGGCGAACGCCTTCTCCCAATTCGCAATCATTTCTCTGCCTTTGGTGTCGAGTTGTAGATCATCTTGTCCTTGGCCGTGTCCGAAGCCGAAGCCCCGAAGTAGAACGCCATCACGCCAGACCACCCGGCGGTAAGCGTGCCGAGAAGCATGAGAAGGC